TTATAGAGTAGCTTCGATCGTTTCCTCGAATGCAATGCGAGCTTTATCGAAGCTCGACCAGGTGCCGGTTGCCGCCGCCCTTTTGCCGCTGACAGACCACGGTCGTCGGCGTGGTTTGAAATCGACATTCATGACCCCGCCGTCCGGCATGGCCAGTGCCTTGTAGCTTAGCGGCTCGAAACCGAACGTGATGGCTGGGTGTTTGCGTACCTCCCCATGTTTGGTCACATCGAACAGCTCAATGCTGCATCTGCCGAGATCGTCATAGTGGAGCTCGATGTGCCAACCGCGTTCGCGCATCTTGTCGGAAATGCTTTGATGATACCAAATGAGGTCGCTGACATCTGCATCGGACATTGGTGTTCCTCCTTCGCTGCATCCTCCCCCCCAACCCCCCGATACAAGTATCTTCTGACGTCCCCGGGGGCCGGACGGGTGCACTGCCTCCCGATCCTTGCCTAGTTTTCGAGGTCCGAAAACCCACCTTACTTCGCTTCGAAGGACGTTTGCACCCCGTTTGAGAAGCACGGTCAAACGATGCGGAACACCTTGCAAAACAAGAGGTCGGCGCTTTCTCGTGATCGCGTTTATCGCGGCGAAGGCGCTGTCGGCGAAGCATAGTGAAGGATCAAGTTCCGTTCGTTCGGCGCGTCGCATCGTTGCCGCCGCCGAAAGAACTACGTTATTGCCAAATTTTCCAAAATAATTTTCTTACGATTTTCCTGATTATCGCTAGAAAGGGAATGGCCCGCGCGGCCCATCGGACAGGACTGCATCAATGAAGCCCTCGGGTGCCACGTGAGGGCCGAATGGCGAAACGGAAGAAGGCGAAACCCTCGGCCAAAAAGCGGCCGGCGGCGATCCGACATGTGCCGTCCCAAAACCGGGATGTTCAGGTTGAGACGGTCGATCGTCCCAACCCTTATTTCAAACCGGAGTATCCCGAAAGCCACACGAATGTCAGGTCCGCCCGTGTGACGGTGAACCTGTCGGAATCGACAATTACGCGGCTGCATAGTCGCGGCCGCATTGACGATGCGCAGGCGGAAGCCGGTCTGCGAGTGCGCGCCTATTATGAGCGCCTGGCGATTGCTTTGCGGAGCAGCTCGGCAAGTCTCGAACGGATTGATGGCGGAGGATCCGGCGACGTCTTCACGGAAGCCCGAGCTGTGATGCCGGCCGGCAACTCAGCCGGGCCCGCACGACGCTGGAGCGTGACCTAGGGTCGCGAGCCTACCCACTCGTCATTGCGATCTGCGGCGAAGGCCAAGCTATCAAGGCGGTCGCGCGAGTGATGCGCTGTCGCGATGCCAACGTTACCCCTCGTCTTGCCCTCGCACTCGATAGGTTGGCAGAACATTGGGGTTTGCAGAAGCGCCGACGAATCGAGCCACTGCACCCGTTCGACCGTGGCGCGTGACGTCCCTAGCGGCCTGCCCAGCCCTCATCGGCCTGAAGACCGGCTGCTTCATCGCGCACCTGCTGCCCAATCCTGCGGCTGACATTGCCCACGGCCTGCTGCACGGTAGCGTTGCTGGCGGCTCTTATCTCAACTGCTGCGGCTTTCCCCAATGCCACCCCGGCGGAGGTGGCGTCGACTATGAGCACGCGCCCGGCCGTATTCCCCAGAGACTGACCTGCCTCCGAGCCCTTTCTCGGAAGGGAATCGGATGCAGCCTGTATCTTGTCGGCAGCGACGCTCATCTCCTGTCCGAGCCGGGGATTGGGCATTGGAAGCGGAATGTCGACCAGGCCGTCGCGAGGGTTCGGCATTGGCAGAGGCACATTCGACGCAGGTTCCGTCCGCGTCACTCTCCGCTTCCTTTTCGAAACATTAACGATCGATGTCAGACCGGAAAGAGCTTCCCGTTCCGACATCGGCGTCGAGCGCAGATAGTCGATCGCATCTTCGACATCGGCCTCGATGTCGTTGACCTTTTCCCGCAAGCTTTTGAGGCTGTCCCGCTCCGCTTCACGTGCCGAACGAAGGGGAGGTTTGATCGGTTCGGATCTGAAGAGGCGAGAGTGGCCACCTCTCATCAACTGAACTTCCGTCTGGATCGCCTTTAGCCAGCCTGCTTCAGTATCTCGTGCGCCATACGCACCGAGGGCAGGCGCTTTCTTATCCTTGTTCGCCAGGTCCCTCATGGCCTTGGCGCGTGCTTTGCCAGCACGGATGGCTGTTGGCGATTTCTCGAAGGGGCCGGTGTAGAAATCATCAGGATCACGTTGAGGTGTGAAGCCGCCCTTCTTGCCTTTGTCGACACCGAACTTCTCCGAAACGAAGTCGGCGATAAGGCCGGCCGTCTCGACAGCCTCTTGCAACGTCGCAACGCTTTCGGAGATTTGCTCCAGCCCCTCGGCTGCCGGCGGTAGGAGAAGAGAGCCCAGATCGATCGTCGCGTTCTGCATCTTGTTGCGGAAAATCTGCCATCGGCTCCAGAAATCATCGAGCTTCAGTTGGTAGCCGCGATCGAGACTATCAAACCAGGTCGAGCGGTTCGCCGACATTTCGAGATTGCGCCGCAGTTCGTCGCTCGCTTCGACAACCCGCAGGATCTCGTCGCTGAAGCCCTTACCGACCAGATCGGTCAGAAGCCGTGAGCGCTCGAACTTGTCCAGCTCTTTCAGACCGTCAAAGAAAGTCAGGAGCGCCTCATTGGCATCCTCCTTCAACAGCTTCTCAAAATCATTCACATTACCGACGATGGCCTTCAGAGCGGCGGCCGATTTCTTCGATCCCGGCGACAGAAGGCTGTTCGTCAGGGAATTCATCATTCGCGCCGACTTCTCCGGCGCCATCTTGATGTTGGCCAGTGTCGAGCCGTAGGCGGCGGCCTGTTCGGCAGTCAGGCCAAAGACTTTCAGGCCGGCGCCGGCATCGTCCAGGAACTTGATGATCTGGTTCTCGTCGGCGATGCCGCTATCCGCCAAATGATTGATTAAGCCGAAATATTCCTTCATCCGGTCCATCGGAATAGCCATGGTCGTCTTGAAGCCGGCAGCGGCGTTGCCGACATCTTCGGCGGACATTTCGAACTGGTCGGCGGCCTTTGCGGAAAGTTCGGCAAATTCGGCGAGTTCGCCGATCGGCAGACCGGCCGCCGCGCCGCGCTCATAGGCGGCAAGGATTTCCAGCAGCGGCACGGCCACCTTGCCCGATTCAGCGAGCGCCTTGGCCTCTTCACCGATGCGAGCGGTTTCGGCAGCTGACGAGTTCGCCTTCTTCTGGATACCCGTTAGGGCGCTTTCAAAATCGGCGGCCGCTGTAATGGTCTGCTTGGCGCCGGCGGCGACGGCTGCTGGTGCCAGATAACCGGCGGCGGCCGCGCCCATGCTGCGCATGGTCTGGCTTGCCCAGCGATTGGCGCCGTAAGCATCCTTCTTCACGCCACGAATGGATCGCCGGACGCCTTTCGCGGGTCCTGTTACCTTGTCGACAAGACCGAGGATCAGATTCGAGCGCATTGTAGCCATCAGCTGAGCGCCCCTTCGGGAACCAGGCTCTCGCAGGCAGCGAACACACGATCGGCATCCGGCAGACGGAGCCAAGCGAACACACCAGGCGAGGAAAAGCCGCACATGTTCGCGATCAGGTCCAGCCGGTCCATACGGCCGTCGATTGCCGCCTGGCAGTCGTGATAGTCAGGCGGATAGATCGACACAGAATCGACCGCTTCGCCATCGTCTGTTTTGAACGGATAGCGGAGATGCAAGATCATGACCGGCGGGCGGTCGTCATAGGTGACTTCGGCGCGTTCCACCGGCTCTTCAGCCGGCGCTTCATTCTCGGTACCATCGTCGACCTCTGGATACTCTCCGTCCTCACTCGTCGAAAGTCGGGCGACAAGTTCTTCGTCGCTTGCGTGGCCCGCCGTCATTGCGCTTTCGGCGCCTTCCTCGAGATAGCCGTAACGCGGATCAGGCGACGATACGTTGGAGGCCGGCGTTTCAGAGTAGCGCGGATCGGGTTGAGAAGATGGGTTCATAGATCAGGCTCCTTTCGAGCTCGTCGGCGATGTGGATTGCACTTCCTGTCGAAAGAAAGCCTTGAAATGCGGAGGTTTTGGCCTTTCGAAAGCGAAACGAAATGGCGTTTTCCGGCTCCGAAAAACGCTCAAATGTCGGGAGGCAGCGCCCCCGCAGCGGGCTGCCCCAGGGGGAAGGTACCTAAACCCCAAAGGGGGGCTTCTGAATTTGGTATGGCTGAGCCGGAGCCGGCGGCGGGGTCTTGATCGCCACCGGCTCCGACCGCTGTCCGCCGGGGCAGTCAAGCTGCTCGAGGGGACGTCCGGCGAACAAACGGGGATGGGAGTGGGGATGAGCCGGCAGGATGGCTCATCCCCCTGTCCGCCGCCAAGGAGACCATCGGCGGACAATTTCATCACGCAGCCGGCGGCTTCAGCCGAACCATCAGCTGCGGCCGGGTGCATAGGGGAAGCACGTTGCTTTCGGTGTGGATGCCGACGCCCTTGTCGTGATCCATGACCTTTGTGCTGACATGCACCTTCTCGGATGCATCGGGACGCTTGTTCGCCCCGCCCATCGTGTCGGGCGGCGCGATGTAGCGCTTGAAAAACGGTGTTCCCATCGGAAGGACGATCGCTTCGTCGTCAGGGATCGCCCGCTTGGTGGTGAAAGTGCCGTCCTCCTGGCGGTACTGATAGTCCTCGTCGATGCGCTCGATAGTCAGTCCGCCGAAAGTGAAGCTATCCTCCACTTCGTCCCGGCCGGGGTTCGGCGTCTGTCCCGGATAAGCCGCCAACTGCTCGCGAACGAACGGATGGCTGACATATTTGTCGAAGAAATCGGAACCGGCCAGCGCGCGGATGCCGGTGGCGCGCTCTCCGCGCAACTCCTTCCGGATGCGCGCTTTCACGCTGCGGTTGAGGGCGGCGATGTCTGTGGTGGCGGTGTCCAGATCGAATTCGACGACCGTTTCGCTCAGTTCGAACTCTTCGTAGATGTTGGCGATCTGCTTGCCGCTGGCATCGACGACGATGCCGTTCAGAGCGCCCCAATCGAGATAGGAGTGCGTCAGATCGTGTTTGCCGCGAAGCGACTCCATGCGCTCGATATAGACGCCTTCGACCGCCTCGAACACATAGTCGGAATCCCAGGCAATGAGGTTCTGGATGTCGGACGGCGTGATCTTGTCGTCGAGCGGAAAATGCGGAATCGTGAATTCGACCCCTTTCTTGTCGCCGCGCATGGCGAGATTGCTTTCGCCTCCACGCTCCTTTGCAGGGATGACGAAGAGCTCGTCTTCATTGATCCCCAGCTTCACGAAAGTCGTGCGGATCGGCTCGTCGCGGAAAATGTTGAGCTGCGCCGGCCGGCCCGTCGTGTAGGGGGCGATGTTGATGGTTTCGGTCAGCTTGTCGGCGGCGAAGTCCGGCGCCGTCAGATAGTCCATTGGCGTTGCCATGTTACACTCCCATGCGGGTGACGATGCCGAGCGCCTCGAGCGCAGCGATCGCGTTTTTCTTTTGGGTGTCGGTGATGCCGTCCGGCCAGATGAGAGCCTGCAGAACGACCTGGGCGCGACGTTTGAGGTTCACGACGGTCTTGTCTTCGCTGGTCGCGTCCGCCGTCTCCAGGATGATCGCCGCGGCGTTCTGCGACCCGTTCGACGCGCCGGGCGTCAGGGGCGTGAATTTGCCGCTGGACGTGACCTTGCCGAGGACGGTGCCGATCACGACCACGCCGGATCCTGAAGCGAGCGTGTCGTCGTCGCGGCTGAAGCGGTTTTCGCCTTCGTCCTTCACGATGTCGGAGACGGTGACGAGAGAGTAGGTCTTCATCGATGTGCCTCCTTACGTGATCCCGTGGCGTTTCTTCATGGTCGCTGCCAGGCGGTTTTCGCGCTTGGTCGTGCTGCCGATTCCAAGGTGCATTCCGTTGGGCTCGGGATCGAACCCGTCCGCGCCATATTCCGCGCGCGGCGCGGCATTCATGATCTGGCGGGCGGCCTCTGCGTCGATCTCGGTTTCGAGTGCGAGGTGTTCGGCCAGGTCCTGTCGGCCGTCGGCTTCCGGAGCCTTCATGATCGCCCGGATTCGGGCCGTCGCTGCGGCCTGCGGCGTTGGCGTGGTGGCCTTTCGCTGCTGGGGCATGGTTTTTCCTTTTCGTTTGGAGAATGCGGCGCGCTTGCCAGCCGGCTGTTCGGCAGACAGCGTCCAATGCTTCTTTCGGGCCATGGCGACCAGGCGGTCCGGCGCGTTGGCGTAGATGCCGTATGGAAAGGCGGTGACCTCATCCATGAAATCGACGACTTCGCCTGTCTTGCCGTCGACAAAACCGGCCTCTATCGCTTCGTCCGCGCCGAAGAAGGCGGTCTTCTTCATCCAGTCGCGGACGGTCTTCTCGGACTGTCCCGTCTTGCGCGCGTAGGTCCTCGCGTAGCCGTCGGTCGCGATACGCTGGAGGTTCGTCGCCTTTTCGAGGCCGTCGCTATCGGCGTCCAGGAGTGAAATATTCGGCTCGTGGATCATGTAGAGCGAGCCATCGCTCATCAGGCACTCGTCGGCGGAGCAAGCGATGATGGTCGCAGCGCTCATCGCCATTCCGGCGACGATGACGGTCGTCTTGCCGGGTCGAGCAATGATGGCATTGGCTATACCTTCCCCGTCATCCACCACACCGCCGGGGCTGTTGAGATAGATCGTCAGATCGCGGTTCCGGCCGGCCTCGGCCAAAGCGTAGAGCACATCGCCATGCGTGAAGTAGTCCTCGAACAGATCGAATCCGATCGCGCCGACCAGATGCAGGTCTTGTCCGTCGAAGAATGCCGCCATGCGGTTCGAACCCCGTCTTGTTCCGAGGCTCAACGTGCATGGCCGGCTTGGCCATGAATACCGGCTAGCTCGTGGCCAGAATCCGGCGGATGGACCGCGCCGACAGAACGCAGTTGTCCGTCTTCATGATCTGGTAAAAGCCGAACTCCGGCTTATCGATGCGGTGTGTCGGCAGCGCTGCGCTATTGCGCTCGCGCGGCCAGGCCGATTCGGCATAGCGCAACCAGGCGCGGTGCATGGCATCGGCCGTCGCCGCGGCGGACAGGTCGCCATAGTGATCGGCCGCCGTCCGGCGCAAGAGCTCATCCCGCCTGTTGATAGCCACCTTCGTTTCGAGCGACCGCTGCCCCGGCGCCGGCCGCAAGCCGAGCAGACGGTCAAGGCTGGTTTCGTCGCCCGACACGACGCGCTCGACAGAGGCCGCGAATTCCAGCACGTCGTCGTCACTCGACGTGCGGAGGTGGCTAGCGACCTTGGCAAGCGCGTTCAGGCTCACGCGGCAACGGGCTCCTTGATCGGGTTTCGTGTATGAGCGTGCCGGCCATCGTCCAAGGTCGGCGGGGAGACTTCCCCTTTGCGCCGACGGTCTGATCTGCCAGGCCGGTTCTTTTCGGCGAGGGGTTTTGCCGATGGCTTCTGGTCCGTCTTCTTCCCATCGGCGATCTCGGCCGCTGCTGTGTTCGCAGCTTCCATCATACCCATTCCCCGGGCCATCAGTTCCCGCGTTCGCTTGCCGATACGTTCATGATCGACCCGTTCCTCGTTGCTCCATTCGGCCATTTTTATTTCGATTGGCGACAGTCCCGGCGTCGTGATGGCCCGGCTTGGCAGGGCGGGGGATCGCTCGTTCTCTCGCATGACCTTGGCGATGCGACGGGCGAAGGTCGCGAATTCGGGCGGCTTGGGCGGGAAAGCCTGATTGTCGCGCCCGTCGTAGCCCTTCACCGTTCGCACAACCGCTTCGCGGATCGCCGCAGGGGGCACATCGGCGGTTGCAAGCTTGTACATCTCCAGATCTTCATCGCTGACGAGGTCCGGCCAGCAGGCTTGAATTGTCGGAAGCAATTTTGCGGGGTTCATCGAACTCATTCCTCATGCTGTCCAAGGCTTGGCGCTGGACCTTGGATTTTCGTTCGGCTGGGGTTTGGCGTTGGCCGTAGCGCGGCGGGTCAGCGGTGCGGTGGGGAAGGATGGCCGGCTGGTCGGTCCAGCGAGCCTGGTTGAGCCAGGTCGACGGATTGCACCACGGCCTGTCGTCGGTTTTGGCCACGTATCGGGCCAAGCCACCCATGATCGCATCGAACGAGGCTCGTTTCCGGGCCTTGGCGAAAGCCTTCTCGGCTTCGCGTTTGCCGACCTTTTGCGGATATTCGGACCAGAACCGATCGAATGTTGTGGGGGAAGAGCCCCCTTTAGGGGGCGAAGGGGGTATGTTGGTAGGGGTTAATTTCTTTGGGGTGTGGGGGGTTTCTTTATCAGGGGAAGGGGTTTCCGCGGACTCCACGGATATCCGCGCCTGTCCTCGGACATCCGTGGACGCCCTTGCCTCTCGTTTTCGGACCCGATCCCTCTTTCGGGCATTGCAGACGCGGCAGAGAACCTGAAGATTTTCGATCTCATTCCCGCCCCCCTTCGCCAGTGGCTTGACGTGATCGATCTGCAAATGATCGTCGGAGCCGCATGTCACGCATCGGTAGTCGTCTCTCGCGAGAACCTCGGAGCGAACGTCTTCGTCGATCTGACCTCCGCCGCGCGATCGATAGCGGGTTGTGCGCGCGGCTTCATTGACCCGCCGGCGCTCGATCGCCTCGTCGGACTCCTGTTTGGTGGCCCGTTCGACCTCCGCCAGCATTTCGGCGACTTCAGACGCGTGAACTGCGTCGAGTCCCATGCCGGCAAGTCTTGCTATGACGGAGGCCGGAATGGTCATTCGTCATCCACCTTTTGCTCGAGTTTAGTAGAGAGTGTTCGGGTTGGCGTGCCGATCCGGCTCAAGCCGCGCATCCTCTGCGCAGTCTCGCGGCGCATTGCTCCGCGTCCCGCTGTTGCGTCAGCATCCACGTCGCGACCTTCACGACATCCTCGCCGCACTGGATCAGGTCCCAGTCGACCACGATGTCGATCCGCTGCCGATCCGCCCAATCGTCACCGGTAGCTGGCCGGCTGCGAAGCTCGTCGACGAGGATCGTTCGAAGTTCGGAGAGCCGCTCCCTCTCCGCTTCAATCCATTCGAAACGGTCCCGATTGCACGGGGCGTTCTGCACACCGATCATCGCTTCGGCGGCGTTCGTCAGGGCGTTGAAGGCGCCGACCAGTTCGGCGATCGACATGCGCTGAAAGTGACGGACGGATGACAGGTGTTTGCGCCTGATTGAGGCGGAAAAGTCTTCCAAAACAGGCCGGGTTGTGCTATCACATTGGCAGTTCATCGAGATTTCCTTTCGGCTGGAAATTTGAACATCGGGCTCGGATGGGGTTGCCGCCTCTCCGGGCCTTTTTCTTTCGGCGATCATGCTTCGGCTCCTTCCATCCGTTCGCCGAGCCTGCCGAGAACGCGGTCGAGGAACCCGTCGATCGAATTTGGCCAGAACGCGATGCCCACCGCCGCGATCGTATCGCCCAAAGCATCGGCCACCTCCCCTCCGTCGGCTTCCAGGGCACGGCAGAAGCCCGCCCATTTTTCCGCTTCCCAATCTTCGCCACGGACCTGGTGAGACAGCTCGGTGAGCAGCCGCGACACCTTGGCCAGACCCATCTGACTGCGGCTTTCCGCCGCGCGGTCGAGGATGCGCTCCAATGCGGAGCGATAGTTAAAGCCGCTCATGCCGCGCTCTCCGTGAGAAATTCACGCAGCTTGCCCCGTTCGGCGACCCAGAATCTACCAACCTTGCGAGCCGGCAATTGACCGCTCGCTAATAGGTAGAAGGTCTGCTTGGCGCTTCGTCCGATTTCGGCGCCAATTTCTTCAGCACCCCATAAAACGTCTGTATTCTGTTCAGTCATATCTCCGGCCACTCCTTATTCACATTAAATGGGTGCAAGTCGCACCCATTGTTAATAGTTCGAATTTATGATGGGTGCAAGTCGCATTCATCAAGGTCGGAGACGATGGCGGATCGGGAAAAATATCCAAGCGAGGCGGCTGAACGATTTCAGGTCCGCTTGCCTGAGGGAATGCGCAACCGGATCAAGAAGGCCGCAGAAGAAAACGGACGGTCGATGAATGCCGAGATCGTTCAAAGGCTGGATGAATCGTTTAGCGAACCGCTAATACTTCCGCCCGATCTCATGCTTCGGATCGAGAAACTTGCTCGAGAACACGGAACTTTGCCTCGCTCTCTCATAATCGGCGCTTTGGAAACCATGTTTCCGGACGCAATGACGTTGGGCGAGTTCATAGATGAGTGGGCTATACCAGCGGCTCGCGCGGAAACAGAAGACGAGCGCGACGAGATCATATCGAGATCCAAGCTTTATAGCGGTGGCTACTACATCTTGAAAGAACGAGACGAAGACGGCGCACGTACCCTTAATATCGTGAACGTGCACAATTTCGCCTCCAAAAGCCTGGCAAGAATTCCAATAGAAGAAGTCTACCTCGTTCGGCCCAAACAGTCCGCGGATGATAAAGAACAAATCGATTTCGGGCCGAGAACGAAAGGCGAGCAGCTCGCGAAACTGCCCCCAAAAGACAACGACTGATCTGCGCTCCCTTGTCAAACGTATCACGTTATGATACATACTCGCC